GAGTTTATTGACTCACCAGCCAAAAGAAAAATCGTTCGGGCTGGGCGCCGGGGCGGAAAGACAGTCGGGATGGGGATATTCGCAGTTGAGCGGTTTCTCCAGAAAAAGCGTGTGCTTTATGCAGTCCCGACGTCTGAGCAAGTTGACCGTTTCTGGACGACCGTAACTAGGGCGCTTTATGAACCTATCAAAGCCGGAATATTCAAGAAAAACGAGACAGAACACGTCATAGAACTTTCTGGAACCGAACAACGTATCCGGGCAAAGACCGCCTGGAACGCCGATACCCTTCGGGGGGATTATGGCGATGAACTCATTTTTGACGAATGGCAATTACAGGATGAGGAAGCCTGGGGGACAGTAGGCGCTCCGATGCTTCTTGATAATAACGGCAACGCCACATTTATTTATACACCCCCGTCCCTAAATTCACGAAGCACAAGCAAAGCGCGCGATCCACAGCACGCCGCAAAAATGTTCAAAGCGTTTCAAGAAAAACAGAACGCCGGAAATGATAGATATGCCGTGTTTCATTTCACCAGCGAGGACAATCCATATCTATCGCGAGAAGCATTGCAAGACATCACCGGAGATATGACCTCCCTGGCCTACCGAATGGAAATCATGGCCGAGGATGTCAACGAGGCTCCCGGCGCGTTATGGCGGCGTGAGATTATCGAGAGTTCCAGGGTGACAAATCACCCAGACCTTGACCGTGTCATTGTCGGCGTTGATCCATCCGCGACGAGCGGGGGCGACGAGGCCGGGATCATCACATGCGGGCGCAAAGGTGAGGAATACTATACTCTGTCAGATGACAGCATTCAGGGAAGCCCATTGACCTGGGCGAAGGCGGCCGTCACGGCATATTACCGCAATAAAGCGGATCGGATTGTGGCTGAATCAAACAACGGCGGGGAAATGGTATCTACAACGATAGCACAGATAGATAAGCGCGTCCCGGTGAAATTGGTTCACGCCAGCCGGGGGAAGGCTGTACGGGCTGAGCCAATTTCAGCAATCGCCGAGAAAGGGCACGATCATCACGTTGGCGTATTTTCGCAGCTGGAAGATGAGTTATGTTTGTGGTCGCAAGGTGACGCCAGCCCAAACCGTCTTGACGCCAAAGTATGGGCGATGACCGAACTCACAGCCGGCGGAGTTTCTATCGGCGGCAAAGCCAAAGTGAGCAATTATATTCAGTAGGAGGAAGGGATGGGAATAAAATATTATTTCATATGCACACTCATTGCCATATTTATGCTGTGGTTCGCTTTCGGGGCATTTGACGATAACAAAACAATCAAAGCCTCGGCGGATCACCCTAAAATGACGTGCGACTTTATCTATTACCACGACGACGAGCAGGACATCATCCGGCGCTGTTACGACGAGCAGAAGGACAATATCTGTTACGTTCTGGAAGATTTCAAAGCAATTTCATGCGTTCCGAACCATACAGAAGTGGGACCTGTAGGAGATAATCAATGACAAACGCGATCGAAACGGCTTATAAAAAACTTGACGATGCTGAACGTGGAAAAGTAGATGATCTTTCAAAGCAACTCATCAAAGGATTTCAGAAACACGCTGATGCAAAATACTATACCGGGCATCGCTTCGGCGTGACAATGGCGCGAGAACTATTGGTGAAAGTGGCAGTTTATCAAGAGCATAAAAAATCAATGCAGAAAGTAGTAAACGAGGAGATGGACAAATGACAATCGATAATTCTGGCCTGGTGGCCGATGCGCTGTTGCAGACAGATCCGGCGCTGTACAAATCAATTGATGGAGCTAACTCATGGAAAAACGCTATACGGATGCGCGGCGCCCAGGTAGCGAAGTTTCGCAGATATGAAGAGGGCCGGCATGACGCTTGCATAACGGATCAAATGCGCCTTATTCTACGCCTGGACAAAGACGATGGAACCGGCATACGAGATTTTTCCATAAATTACATGGCAATCATCATCGATAAGATGGTGAGCCGCCTGAAAGTTTCCGAGATTACAACTGACAACGAAGATCAAGACAAATGGATTTCGTGGATACAAGAACGTTTCAATATGGAAGTTCTCTTAGGTGTTTGTAACCGCGGTGCAATCCGGGATGCTGACTCGTACGCGATGATCGATCCTGAAAAACTTATCGGGACACCAGAGCCGGCATACGACGGTTTCTCGGGTGTTGTTGCAATATTCCAGGATTATGGAGGCTGGCCTAAATGGGCTTGTAAAATTTGGTCGGAAGCTGAAAATAACGATATTGCAGATGGGCAAGAATCCTATACGACAGTGATGAACATCAAAGTTTACCAGCCCAACAAGATTACGAATTTCAAAGGATCAGTAGGTGGGCAGTCTGTAACTCCGGGGGAGGAGGAAGAAATCCCATGGGTATTGGATTATGTCCCGGTAGTTCACTTCGGGAACCTGACAGATATCTATACTCGTTACGGTCAGTCTGAATTGCGCAAAGCAATCACGTTACAGGATGTAATGAACCGATTTTTACACAGTGGGACAATGGCTGGCGATTATGGAGCGTTCAAGGTCGCGTGGTCAAAAGGGATTGAGCTTGATAAAGGTGGATTGATTCCAGGCGATACAATCAATCTTATGCTTTACGACAACGAAGGAAAGGTTATTGTTGATCCCACGCCTGAACAGATAGCATTTCTGAACGCATGCGAAGTAGGAGAGTTCGGGGGAACAGACCTGAGCCAGTACACAAATATCCTCGACAATTTTACAAAGCATATCTCACAGGTCACGCAAACGCCGATCTACGGCGTGACGGCGGATGGGAATTTGAGCGGCGAGGCATTGAAGCAGCTTGAAATCGGTCTTATCGGTAAAATAAGACGTTATCAGAACGAGAATACCGCTGCTGTGCGCCAACTTATTCAACTTGCCAATGACATTCAGCAAAAGTATGATACTGGATATGGACAACCTCCGAAACTGGAAGGCATCTCGGTCAACTGGACAAATCCTGAAATAACGGACGTTCCTGCTGCGGTAGCAAGTATTATTTCTGTTCGAGAAAAATGTCCGGGACTTTTTGATGACGAATTTTATCGCCAGAAACTTGGCGCCCTGTGGGGCATGACTCAATCGCAGATCACCGCGGAGGGTGACAAGGCGACCAACACCCAGGAGCAGGAATTCGGAAACATCACCGGCGCAGCGGGCGGGGTCCCGGTGGTATAATGGACGAAGCAAAAGAGAAAATCCAAAAGTATTTCGATATCTGGACGGAGCAACTCGGATTACGTTGGTGGGATATTACAGTCCATTATTATCGAAATCCATCAGAAATCCTTGATAATTTCATATCCAATGTAGATTCAAATACATTGGTTCCTGCCTTTGTAAATACATATTGGCAATACGGATCGGCCGCTATCTATATAAATTTGCCTGAATTTGTCGGGATGGAGGAAGAACATATTGAAAAGATTGTTGTCCATGAACTATGTCATGTCTTGATAAACGAAATGCGGGAAGGTAAATTGCACCACGAAGAACGAGTAGCGACGATCTTGCAGAAAGCATTCATGTGGGTTCGGGAATATGCGAGGGATGAAGGAATGGAGGCGGTGAAATGACTGACGAAAAAAAACACAACAGAGAGCCGATAAATCCTATCGATCACGAGTGGGTTAAAAGACTTTCGGATTTATGCTCCTACGCTGGTGTAGATATCTCAAATGCAATTTCAGTGAATATAAAATCATCATTAAATTCATACGTTGAAATTGATGTGGAATATCTTGGAACAGCGGAGATAAAACAAGATGACTGACGCCCCCACTATCTCAGACTACATCAATTCAGCCCTGGACTCCGGCTACAATCGCATCATGAACCCCGTCAACAAGCAGATCGACAATCTGACACGCGCCCAGGGGAGCCAGTTACAGCGTGCACTCAAATCCCTGGATGAGGAAGCGGCCCGGCTGGATGCTGACGGAAAGAAGATGAGCATTGACAATCCTGTGCTGAAAGAGACACTGCGCGTTATCGAGCAGACGTTTGCAACTGTGGCGTCACTCATCCAGGCGAACGATAATCAGATTGAGGCAACCGGATCGGTGATCGCAGTTCCTTCGGTTACAGCGAAGGTATTTCTACCACTGGCTGGCGAAATGATAAAGCAGGGCGTTGATCCTGTGTCGAGTAAGGCGCTTGGTTTTTATCGAGAGCAGATCAAGAAGAGAGGGATAAAATGGCAGACGTAAAATTACATCTTGGCGACTGCCTGGACTTTATGCGCACGATGCCTGACAAGAGTGTGGATGCCGTGATAACTGACCCGCCGTATGGGATCGGGGAAGATGGCGGGGCCTGCAGAACTCGCGGAAAGCCAGGATACTCAAAACACGAAAAAAAGAATTGGGATTCATTGCGCCCAGATAAAATATATTTCGATGAAATAATAAGAATATCAAAACATCAAATAATATGGGGGGGAAATTATTTTGCAGATTTGTTGCCTCCAAAAATGGGTTGGCTTTATTGGCAGAAGCTAATGGGCGGCGATTTCTCAGATGGAGAGCTTGCATGGACGTCTTTTGATAAGGCCCTTAAAGAATATACGAAGTGTCCGAAGGGGATAGATAAAGAACATCCAACTCAAAAACCAATCGAGCTAATGAAATGGTGCTTAGAAATTGCTACATCCGACACAATCTTCGACCCATTCATGGGTTCCGGAACAACCGGCGTAGCCTGCGTACAGACAGGGCGCAATTTCATCGGCTGTGAGATCGACCCTGGTTACTTTGCAATCGCCGAAAAGCGTATCAAAGACGCCCAGCAGCAAATCAGGATGGAGATATGACCAACTTCCCACCTCCTGAACTCACACAAGAAACCGTCAAAGCAGCGACGTCGTTTGCAGACTCGCCCTCCTGGGTCACCAAACTCGCCAAGTGGGGCGAAGGATTTGCATCACTCATCCGGGATGTCATTCTGGGCGAGATCTGCAAAGGCTCCGGGCCGATTGCGATTGCGGCCAAGATCAGACAATATGCCGAGGCCATGCCGCAACACGCCGCAGAGACGTTGATGAGGACGTTGCAGATCAAATCATATCAGGCTGCGGCCAGAGAAACCGAGAAAGTGAACGGACGATTTATCACCGGGCGGATCCGGATTGCGACGCTTGATGAACGGACTTGCCTTACGTGCGTAAGCCTCCACGGTTCGAAATTAGAACTTGATGAGGACATATCCGACCATTTTCGTGGACGTTGCACAGATTACCTCCAAGTTTTAGGTGGCCCGGAATATCCTGAAATGATGCAAGCGGATAGCACGCCTGGCAATCGCAAATTCGTTCCGTTTCAGACTGGCGAAGAATGGTTCAAGTCCCTATCTCCCGAGCGCCAACAGCGGCAGGCGTCGTTTCTATCCACCCCGGCGAAATACAAAGCATATCTTGACGGCCATCCGCTAAGCGAGTTTGTCGGTCATTATCACGATGATGTTTTCGGTGATATGACCATCGAGCAGAGCCTAAAAGGAATGTTTGGAGAGGATGCTGAGCAGTATTATTTGAGGAACCAAAAAGATGAATAGATTTCTATCCTGGCTAAAACACATCTTTCACCTCCAACCTTCTACTGAAAACAAAAAGCAGACGCCATGCGAAACGGTTGACTTCTCCCTGCGCCAGGAAGTCAATCAAAACGATCTTGGCTCAATGGTATTGCTCGTGCGCACACGTAATGATGGCGAAGTTGAACGGGAATGGCTGCCTGTTGTCCAGGAGCAATACGAATTGATGAATGACGAGGCTAATGGAATTATCTACAAATCCGGCCACATCGAATACGTTCATGTTTGGTCAGGTGATTGGGATCAGTCAATGTAAGGAGATGAATTATGAAATGCCCCGAATGCGAAAAATTAGGATTGAAATCTGTGGTTTATGAAGGAACTGCATTTTCAACATGCGTTTACAGCCAACCATATTACGACGAGAACGGAATTTATTATCGGCCTGATAATAATAAGACAACAACTGAATATAAATGCAGTAATGGGCATTCTTTCAAAATAGAACATGGTGTAAAAGATGAAACACATCTGTAAGAACTGCCAGTATTTCAGGGATGAATCATGGTGCAGTAATTCTAAATCTACACACTTCCGTTATCTTGACCCGGAATATCAGCAGTGGGTAAATCCGACGTATTCTTGCGACAAATTCTACGCTGCCGGACTCAAGGCTCCCTGGTGGCTGCGCCTGCTGAATAAGATCATGGGATTTGTTGGAAAATGACGGATCGTGAATTCTGGATCGCCGTTCGTTGTGCTCTATTGGCAATCTGCGCAGCCATCGAGAAGAAATTCCTACGTAATAATACGCATGGTTGACAATCTGTGCTATAATGTAGTATATAATACGTTCTAGATGGAACATTAACGGAACATCTAGGAAAGACGAGCAAACGTTATGAAAGACGGTGGCTTGTGAGAAATTACAGGTCGCCGTCTTTTTTTGTTATCAAACCACCTTCGGGCCGTACCCGTAAAAAACGAAAAAGGAATAATCAAATGTCTGAACCTGAAAAAACCGATGCAATCGAAACCCCCGCCACAGTGGATCAACCGGCCGCGGAGCCGAAAAAGACCGACGAACACATGATCCCGAAATCCCGCTTTGATGAAGTCAATCGAGAAAGAAACGAACTCAGGGCGCAATTGGAAGCCGCAAAACAGGCGGCTAAAGAAGGCGAGGAACAGCGGCTGATTGAGAAAGAGAGCTTCAAGGAACTTTACGAAAAAGCCAAAGTCGAGAATGAAACCCTACGGCCTAAAGCTGCTATGGTAGACGACATGGAAAAGGCTTTACGGAAATCCCTTGATGCACAGTTGGCGGAACTGCCCGAACACGTTCGGAACACGGTCCCG